TCGACCCGGGTCGAGTGTGGGCCGCGGCATTGCGAGGCGTGACCTTGCCAATGATCAAGGCAGGCCTGTCGGCGATGGTCGAAGCGAAGATGGAATGGCCACCGTCAGCGATCGAGTTCCTGAAGCTGTGCGAATCCGGCACCGATGAATCTGGTCTGCCTGCGATCGGCACTGCGCAATCGATGTTCTTAAACGCCATCGCCATGCCATCTGACAAGCGCAACTGGTCAAGCATGCACCCTGCGCTGTACTGGTGCTATCAGCAGATCGGCAGCTACGAGTGCAAGAGCCTGACGGCTGGTGAGCTATCGATTCGCTTCAGACAAGCATGGCCGCAAGCTGTCGAGAAGGCGAAGGCCGGCGAACTGGTAGCTCCTCCCGAGCTGCAGCTCGAGCACAAGCCATTCGAGAAGACACCTGTAAACCGTGAAGCCGCGCGGGCAGCGATGGCAAGCATTCGATCAATGTTGGACTGAGGGCCATCGCATGAGAACCAACGTCAGAGAAAGCAGCATCGAGAACTACCACATCAACCAGGCCGAGCTGATCAACCAGAAGAAAGCGGAGGCGATTGCGGCCTACGTGAAGATGATGGGGTGGGTAACGCGCCGGATGATTGCCCAAGCACTTGGGTATGACACGGCCACAGTATCCGGTCGGGTCAATGTGCTGGTCGAGGAAAAAACACTTGTCGATTGCGAGGAAAGCGAGAAGCGTCCTTGCCCGATCACTGGCCGTCGCGTTCTGTGGGTGAACCACAAGGACAACATGGCAGGCCAGCGGGATATGTTTGGGGGTGTGCAATGAGATACCACCTGAAGAACAAGGCAACCCACTGGACAGGCGATGGCGATCTGCAGCTGGCCTGGTGTGTGGTCGACGAGAACGGAACGCAACTCAGCAGATGGGGCAGCTACAAGTTCGCTGAGTTCATGCATGGAAAACTGATCGCACGTCGCGGAAGGGTGTCTGCATGAATGTCGAGCACTACTGGGGCGACGGCCAGTACGCCAAGAAGATACCGCTTGAAGCCGGTCAGATGATCGGCAAGCACAAGCACACCTACACGCACCTGTCGATCGTGGCAAAGGGTCGCGTCCTTGTGCGAACAGACGGCGGCGACGGAAGCGGAATACTCAAGACGCGAAAAGAGTACGAGGCCGGTGACTGCGTGACGGTCACGGCTAACACACTGCACCAGGTCACAGCTCTCGAAGATTCGATCTGGTACTGCACCCACGCAACCGACGAAACCGACCCGGCAAAGGTCGATGAAGTCACCATCATGAAAGGGAGAGGGTAATGGATTGGGGATCAATGTTTATCGGGTTGGCTATCGGCGGTTCGTTGGGCTTTCTGACCTGCTCGGTTCTGGTTGTTGGGAAGGGCTGGGATGTCAGCACCGACGACGAAGATTGACACAAGCAGCGAAGAGTGGCGTCACCAGTGCGAGGTTCGGTACGTCTTGAACCTTGGCGGCATGAAGGCCATGAAGGATTACATCGATGCAGTCAGAGCGAAGCGTAGCAAGAAGATTTCTGACCGGCTGGCTGATGACGTGCGAACTGAATTGGAGAAGCGAAGAAGTGAAAGTAGTAAGCAAGCAACTTAGAGACAGCGCGCGCGGTGAAATGTGCACGCTTCGGTTGATCGGCTGTTTACCGGGGACTGAAACCGTTGTGCTTGCGCACGCGCCTGGCACTGGCACAAAGGGCATGGGCATGAAGTCGATTGACATTTGCTCATGTTATGCCTGTATGAACTGCCACGACATCATCGATGGCAGAAAGCGCGGCGAGTGGGATTACAGGGACATCGTGCGAGCGATGGCGGAAACTCTGATGCGGTTTATAGAGAAAGGACTAATCACAATCAAAGGGTCGAAGTGATGGAAATCTGGGCTGATGTTCCCGGCTACGAAGAGTTCTTGATGGCTTCCACTTATGGTCGCGTCAAATCAAAAGAGCGCACCATCGTCAAGCGCACAAAGTATGGCGGAACGATGGTGCAAGTCTATCCAGAGAAGCTGTTGAAGCCAGACATTAGCAAGGGTTACGAGCGCTACCATTTTGGTTTCGCGGGGAAAAAGGTAAAGCTATTTGGTCATCACGCCGTATTGCTGGCATTCATTGGGCAAAGACCAGAAGGCTCGGTCGGCTGTCACAACAACGGCAACACGAGAGACAACAGACCAGAAAACCTAAGATGGGATTCTCAGTACGAAAACAATCAAGACAGGGTTCGTCACGGAACGTACAAGTCAGGCGCGGATCATCCAATGGCCAAATACAGCGACGACATTGTCATCAAGATTAGGGCCGGCGAGGTTGCTTTTAAGCAGGCCAATCAGGAAACAGGCATTTCGTGCACCCAGTTCTACAGAATCAAGAACGGCATCAGGAAGCACGGCAAGCAGGAACAGCTGCTGGCTGAGTGCATCGATTTACTAAGCGAGGAAGCAATGGCGTGAAAATGACCCAGCAGCAATACGACGACATCCAGAAGAAGCGCAAGACCTCTGGATTTTTTGCGGCAGCGAAACCAGCGCCGAAGCCGGCAACAGCGAAGACCAGCATGCAGGCGCTAGGTCGCCTCAAGACCGGCGAGAAGAACAACACCGAGGAGGCCTACGGTGAACACCTTGAATGGCTGAAGCACACCGGCAAGGTCGTCTGGTACAAGTTCGAGGGCATGAAGTTCCGGCTCGCTGACAACACGTTCTACACGCCTGACTACATTGTGATGCTTAGCACCGGCCAGCTCGAAGCGCACGAAGTGAAAGGTCACTGGCAAGACGACGCTCGCGTCAAGATCAAAATCGCTGCCGATCTGTACCCGCTGAAGTTCGTCGCCATCAAGAAAAAAACCAAGAAGCAAGGCGGCGGCTGGCAGGTGGAGGAGTTCTGATGGCTAGATTCTGCCTGAACGTTGACAAGCACCGCGACCAGATACTGACCAACCTGCACGCCTTCCTGGATAAGCTGCCGATCGATAAACCCTGGTGCATCGAGATCGAGCCGCTACGCAAAGAGCGCACGATCAAACAGAACAAGGCGCTGTTCGGTTTGGCCTATGTTGAGCTCGAGGAACAAACCGGCAGCGACAAGAACGATCTGCACTGGGCTTTTTGCGGTGAGTTCTTCGGCTGGGTAGATGTCAACGTCATGGGCAAGACCAAGAGAATGCCCGCTCGGACAACGACAACCGGATACGACGGCAAGCACGATGTTGTGCCGACCGAGATCTTTGCGAAGTTCTACGACTTTATTCAGCGGCGAGCTGCAGAGAATGGATTCTATGTCAGCGACCCAGATCCGATGTGGCGAATAAACAGGGCAGAAGAGCATCCGGTAAACCATTGACAATAAAAGGATATGTGTTAATTTTTGATACTGTAAAAGGTGGGCTGGAAACAACATGGCAAACAGGCTTGACGAAATAGCGGCCATGATAGGCCGGCAGAACTTGATCGTGCTGGCACGTCGATATGGTGGGCGGGAAGTATCAGTGCCCACTGTCGAATCGATCACCGAGAAACACCCTCTGGTATTCCACATCGGCCTTGAACCGGCAAAAGCTCTTGCAAGAGCCTATGGTGGCGAAGCCATCCCGATGCCGCCAGAAGTCAGCATCCTGCTCGCATCGCGTAATGAGGAAATCGTGCGCAGGTTCGTCGAGGCAGAAGAATCAATCCGCTCCCTGGCTCTGGACTTTGGTCTTGATCGAGCCATGATTCAGAAGATCGTCGACAAGGCTGGCCACCGAGACCTGCGAATTAGTCGCAGTGTGACTTACACCTGAGACCGTGGCATAAAGCCAACGTCAATTGCGGGGTAGAGCAGAGGTAGCTCGCCGGTCTCATACGCCGGAGGTCGCTGGTTCGAATCCAGCTCTCGCTACCAATTCAACGAGGCTTGCGCCATGAAGATCACCAGCTGTTAGAGGTTTTTGTGCATCCAATGATTACAACACTGGGCGGCAGGCGTTACGTGATGGCAATGGGTTGCGGCATAGCCTGTACTGCGCTTGTGTGGTTTGGCAAGATTAGTGACGGCATCTTCGCCACGATTGTTCTCGGCACGGTTGGAGCCTACATCACAGGAAACCTTGCACAGCGCGCGATGGACAAATCTAAGCCAGAGGCTGACGCATGAACATCATTCCATCGCTTCCCATCATCCCGCTGCCTTACCGCATACTGATTGCGATAGCTGTTCTGGCAGCTGTATACGCGCTGGGCAACTATCACGGCGCCAACCGTGTGCAGACATCGTGGGATCTGGAGAAAGCCCAGCAAGCCGAAGCAGCTGCAAACACCGCCACCGAACAAGCAAACGCAACCGTGAAGGTTGTCACTGAGTTCGTGGATCGCGTTCAAGTCGTGCGCGAGAAGGGCAAGACCATCATCAAAGAGGTTCCAGTCTATGTACCGTCTACTGATTCTTGCGATCTGTCTGGTGGTTTCCGGGTGCTCCATGATGCAGCCGCAGCCAATACCCTGCCCGACAGCACCAGAGTTGCTGATGCGCCAGCCGCCAACGCTCAAACCGTTGCCGCTACCGTAGCCGAAAACTACAACACCTGCCACGGAATCCGAGAGCAGCTGATCGGCTTGCAAGCCTGGGCAGCCGCACAGGGGGCGATTCGATGACCCCAGACAGACTATCGGCCGCGCTTGAGCTATCAGCCAGGCTTTGCAAAGAGTTCGAGGGTTTTGAAAGCCATCCTTACAAATGCCCGGCTGGTGTATGGACTATCGGCTACGGCACGACCCGCTACCCAGATGGCCGCAAGGTAAACCCAACCGATGCTCCGGTGACAGAGCAGCAAGCCACCGACATGCTGAAAACCATGCTCAAAGGGTTTCAGGCCAGCGTTTTGCAATACTGCCCGGCCATCAATTCGGTTGAGTTACTGGCAGCCTGTACCGATCTGGCCTACAACATCGGCAGCAATGCTTTTGGTTCGTCTACTCTGCGCAAAGTGATAAACGATGGCGGGGACGCTATTGCTATTGCAGAGCAGTTTCGGCGATGGAATAAGGGAGGCGGGAAGGTTCTCGCGGGTTTGGTCAGAAGGCGAGAGGCCGCGATCGAGCTATTTTCCAGCAAGACGCTGCAAGCGTAAGGAGACCTATGTGGCTTGTGATGAATGCCCAAACAACGGACTGGCTGAAAGGGTGACGGCTGTGGAGCATGACACGATCCGATTCGCGTCAGCTCTCGAAGGCATTAAGGCCAACACCGACGAACTGGTCGTATTCGCGCGCCAGCAGGTGCGGCTCGAGGAACGCCAGATCAGTCAGGGCCAAGCCATCGAGCGTGCATTCAAGGCCATCGAGGACATGGGCAACAAGCTTGACGTTCGCATCAAGTCACTGGAAGCCAATGCACCGACAAACAACCTCGCCAGCAAGTGGGTGTTCGGTGCGGTAGTCTTCATCCTCGCCGGCGTCGGGTCATTTATTGGTGGTAAGTTGTAACATGGCAAAACCATATCGCGGCACCATTGACCAATGAGATGCATCACTGTTTAATGCTCCAAGCATAGAAGCCGGAGCGTAATACCGCATGACTATCGAGAACCGCATTGTCGGACACGGAACAGAAAAACCAGAAGACCTCCTTGCCAACCCCCACAACTGGCGAATCCATCCAGAACACCAGCAAAAGCCGCTCGAAGCCATCCTGAACGATGTCGGCTTTGTGCAAGCTGTCATTGTCAACCGCACAACAGGCCACCTGATCGACGGTCACGCCAGGGTGATGATCGCCATGCGTAACGGCGAAGAATCTGTCCCGGTCGATTACGTCGAGCTGACCGAAGAAGAAGAGCTGCTGGCACTGGCAACGCTCGACCCAATCAGCAACATGGCAAACGAGAACGGGTTTTTGTTCGCCCAGTTACTGGAGCACGCCAATACGGGCGATGCTGATTTGATGTCGTACCTCGAAGAAGTCGCTGAACGTGTCGGGGCTATCGAAGAAGACAAGATCAGCAAAGAAAAAACCGGGTCAACCGAGTACGGAGAGGAAGACTTTGATGACTTCGACCACCAGTGCCCAGATTGCGGGTTCAAGTTCTCATGAAGCCATCGCTGTTTGTTGGTCCTTGGAACATTGCATCGCTAGATAAGATCGAAAAAAACGGCCTGAAGGTTTTCTCGTGCTTCCACTGCGGCGGCGGCTCGACAATGGGCTACAAGCTGGCAGGGTACGAGATGCTGGGCGGTGTTGACATCGACAAGGACATGATGTCGGTCTACCGCGCCAATCATAAGCCAAAGCACTCATACCTGATGGGGGTGCAGGAGTTCAAAGACCAGCCAAACATCCCGCAGGAACTTTACAAGCTCGACATTCTGGATGGATCGCCGCCATGTTCCGCATTCTCGACCGCTGGTTCACGCGACAAGAAATGGGGTGTCGAGACACACTTCCGCGAAGGCCAGCAAGTACAGCGCCTAGACGACCTGTTCTTCCACTTCATTGACATTGCCAAGAAGCTGCAGCCAAAGGTTGTGGTTGCCGAGAACGTGCGCGGCCTGATCATCGGCAAGGCGAAGGGCTACGTCGCTGAGATCTTCCAGGCATTCCGTGATGCCGGATACAGGCCACAGCTATTCCTACTCAATGCCTCCCGCATGGGTGTGCCACAAGCAAGAGAGCGGACGTTTTTCATTGCAACCCGCGAAGACCTCAACGCCCCGCCAGTGAAGCTGGAGTTCATCGAGCAGATCATCACTTCAAGCCAGGCCTTTGATGGCGTCACTCATGAGGACGAAAGACCTGCAGGTCCTGGCGTGATGAAGTATCTGGTGAGAACACCGCCAGGAGGCTGTCTTGCTGACTCAAACCCAAAAGGCAGCATGTTCAACCTCGTGCGGCTACATCCAGATAAACCAGCACCAACATTGACCGCATCCTGCCAGCTATACCACAGCACAGAGAACCGCAAGATCACGCAGGCCGAAGCCATCCGGCTGCAGACCTTTCCGGACGATTACAACCGGCTTGAAGAAGACATGCGGTATGTCTGCGGCATGAGCGTCCCGCCATTCATGATGCAGCGGGTCGCCCTAGAGATCGGGCGGCAGGTCTTCGGCATCGAATACGACCACACACGGAGAACGCTGGCATGAAGAACCGCATAACCAGAACAGCAGAGGTTAAAGCTTCCACATTGACCGCCAACCCATTGAACTGGCGAGACCACCCCATCGCACAAGCCAAGGCGTTAAACGCTGCTCTGGATGCACTGGGGTGGGTTAAACGCGTCATCGTCAACGAACGCACCGGCAGAATCATCGACGGCCACCTGCGGGTCGAAGAAGCCGTCAAGGTAGACGCCTCGGTGCCTGTCGTGTATGTCGACCTGTCAGAACGGGAAGAAGCCTTGGTTCTGGCTGTGCTGGATCCACTGGCAGCGGACGCTGGTACCGACACCATCAAGCTGCGTGAACTGATCGATTCACTCCGGTATAGCGGCGAGCTAGACGATGCAATGGATGACCTTCTGGCTGAAGTTGAACGTCAAGGCGGCATACTTGGAGCGGAAACTCCACCAGACAAGCAGCCACCTATGGCAGAAAACTGCACATGCCCACGTTGTGGTAGTTCATTTATGGATTGAAAACGGCACATTTATGCGTTTTACTGGCTAAAAGTGAATAGCAATGGTGTGAATAATGGCAGGCGACAAACGAACAAAGGCGCAAAAGCTCAAGGACCGGCAGAAGATCGCCCGGCTTAGGCTATTCGGCAAAACACAACAGCAGATCGCCCAAGATCTAGGGCTCAGTCAGCCAACCGTTGCCCGTGATCTGAAGGTCATTGAAGCCGAGTGGCAGGAAAGCGCCAAGGCAGACATCGATTCCATCAAGACGCGCGAACTTGCAAAGCTCGACTTCATGGAGGCCGAGGTTATTGCTGAGTGGGAACAAAGCAAGAAGGACTACCAGAAAAAGGTAGTCGAAGAACAACCAGGCACAAAGAGAACATCAGAAGGCGGCACCATAGCAAGCAGGAAAGCCAAGATCGAGTCAGGTGGTCAAACTGGCGACCCGCGCTACATGACTGTGTTGCTCGGCATCCAGGATCGACGCGCCAAGCTGCTCGGCACCGACAAGCCCCTCAAAGTGTCCCCGACTGATCCAGATGGCAACGAACTACCCCAGGGGCCGGTCATCGTGGCCTTGCCCGCCCAGCTTGGTGCAGAGGCATGGGCGCTAGCCTTCAGCAAACCAGCGACCTGATCGATCAGGTAGGCGGCGGCAGACAGCCGCTCAGTG